GTGTCTCCTAATCCTTTACTTTCGTTTTTCATTTTGTTTTTTTTATTAGTTCGTAATCTTGGTTTATAAAATCTTCGTAGTCTTCACCTACGTTATTTTTAATTCGTTTTTTACAAGTTTTAACGGTGTTAAATATACTTGTTACGCTTATGTTAGTCTCTGCACTTATTTGTCTTAAACTTTTATTCGTGTTTTTGTAAAGTTCAAATAATTGTTTGTCGTACCAATGCCAACTTTCACATTCTAAATCTACGTTGTTCAACAGGTCGTTGTATGCTTCGTTTTCTTCTGTGTTGTTTTCTTCTGCTAAATTGTAAACGTCTTCTAAAGGTATAAATTTGATTTTGTTGTTTTTGTTCACGTGCTGAAGAAAAGTATTTTTTAAAGCTAACCACATATAACCTTTACTTATGTTTCCGTCTTTAAATAGTTTTTCTTCGCTACTCCATTTCATTAACATTATGTAAGTTTCCTGCACGATGTCTTCAGCAAAGAAGTATTCGCCAAATTGGTTAACCATTTTAACCCATTCGTTATGGTGTTTTGCAACCTTTGTTAACCATTCCAAATTTTCATTGTTTAGATATTAAGCAAATGTATGATTAATTTTTCAACAATAACCAAATATATTTATTAACATTAATTTGTTTGTAACGAAAAAAGCGCAAACAATTAAGTCTGCGCCTACCTTTTTAACTTTAAACTTTATTTATTTTCTGAAATACTCTCTAATTATGACTGCGACAGCAAAATAAATTATGATTGCAATAGGAATACCTAATAAAATAAAAATTGTCGCTTTCATTTTCTTTCAATTATTGGAAGTCCAGCTTCGGTTGGTATATAAATTGTTTTTCCGTGATTATACATCCCATCAACCATAATATATTTGATATAATCAGGATTGTTTTGAATAGCATCTGAAACAAATTTTATAGCTTTTGCCTTTGCAAGTGCTTCAATTGCCTTTGCTTTAGAATTAGCTTCTGCTCTAATTTGTTTTGTTTGTGCTTCTAATTTCGCACTTTCATAATTGGCTTTAGCTTCTTCTATTCTTGCTTGTTTTTCATATCTTGCTTTCATTAGAATACCTTTGCCATCATTTTCACGGTCTAATCTTTCTTGTTGACGATTAAAATCATAACAACTTGTTAAACTTCCAATTGCTAAAATTACAGCAACAATTTTAAATGTTTTTTTCATAATTTATTTTTTTATTTATTTATGTAATAATCTATTTTTTTTAGTGTTGATAGTGAAACGTCTTTGCCTTCTAAAAAGTTTGTAAGCTGGAAAAAGTGAAATTTACTTCCTTCTTCCTGTATCTTTTTAACTATGCTGTTTCGTGTTTTAAACGCTAAAAGTTTCTTTACTTCAGTTCGTAACTGTTCGTCTTGTATGTACATATCAAAATGGTAAATCGTCTTTTGCATCTAAATTAACATAACTTGGTTGTTTTAAAGTTCCGTTAATTTGTGGTTCATCTGTTTTAATATACGGCTCACTAAAACTTGCTGACATAAATTTAACTCCTTTTGCTGAAGTCTTCATCCATAACGCTACTTCCATTTCTTTGCCATTTACGTTTACCTTGCCTTTGTAGTCTGGGTGGTTTTCCGCTTTTTTGTTGTCGTTCTTAAAAATTGCACCTGTGTTAATTCTTGTTTCCATTTTTATTTATTTAGATTGTTTGTATTCGTGTTTTAGTCGCTCCAAGTAAAGAACGAAGTCCATCGCTTCTTCTTGTGCGTGTGTTAGCCATTCTAACGTTGTTAAATCCGTTCGTTCTAACGTTGTCTTGTATTTCTTTATTCCTGCTTCTGAACGTTCTTTAAATTTAGCCATTACGCTTAAAACGTTTTTGTCTTGTATTTGTATGTTCATATCAACCAATTAAATAAATTGTAAATACCAACAGCAGCAAAACCATAAATTGCTATCCAAATAATAATTGCTATTGTTTTTTCTTTCATATTTTCACGTTGTTTTCGTTAATAAATTCGTTTAGTTTTTTCCTTACTTCAAACATTTCTTCTTTGCCGTTGTACTTATACTCGCTTCTTAACCAATTGTCAAACTCACACAATGCTGAATAATAATTAATTCCGTTATTTGCAAATTCAAAATCTTCTTTGTCTTCAGGTAAATTAAATTCAAGTATTGCTTTCATATTGTTTCAATTAAACTGTTAAAATAAATCCTTGCTTCTTCTACTTTGTTTTGTATTTCCCAAATAACAGTTTCATCACGTTCTATTTTAAATACTTTTACTTTCGTGTTTTTGGGTAAATGGTCGAAGTTATGTTTCTTTTCTACATACTCCCTAATTTCTGCGTCTTCATCAATTTTAAATTGCTTCCAGTGCTCCCTGCGTATTTCGTCTTCAACTATTTCTAATGGTGTGTTTACTAAACAATAACAAAGTAGTGCTTCGGTTTTATTCGTCAACCAAAGGTAACCTTGAAGCTGAAAAAAGTACGCAGGTGTCGGTATTTCATCGTCAAAGAACGGAAACGTATGAGCTTCGTAACTGCATTTAATATCTAATAAAATTTCATTCGTGTTTACGTCTGGTGTTCCTGTAATAAATTCGTTGTTAAAATGTTCTTCGTTCTTAAAAATAAATCCTAAACCCAAAACATCGTTTACCAAACTAATTGCTTCGTCTTCGCACTGTAAACCTTTGTCCGTGTAACGTGAACTAAATTCTTTTTTAATGCCGTACTTGTGTTCTAAAACAAGTTCTTGAATGTAACTCTTTGCCGTTTGGCTTAACACTTCGGTCTTGTTGCGTGGAGCGGTCATTAACCGCCCCAATGCTGAACAACGTATTTTCATTAGTATCGTAAATTAATTTTGTTTCTATTTCTATAATTATAAATATCTTCAATTAATGTTCTGTATTGGTCTGAATTAGCACAATCTACCATTGCTGTTGGTTGTAATCTTATTTTGTGCATAAAATCATTAAAATCAAATGTTTCTTTTTGCAAAAGTCCTATCATTGTTCTTACAAACACACTTTTATTATAACCAGTATAATAAGGTTTAACCATTCGTATTATATTAGCCCAATCTTGAGCTAATTCAAAATCTTTGCCAACCCAAGTACCTTCTTCAAATACTTGTTGCGTATAAGTTTTGCTTCTATCTAACCTATATTTTTGAGCAGAATTACTATTATTACTTGATACATTTGCACACATTGGAATACAATCATTAAAACTAAAATCGTCATTTTTTTCAACAAACTTTTTTAATTTTATATAAGATTCAATTCCCATATTTGCATATCCTTCCATAAAATCTTTTTTACCCCAATTTTTTTGATTAAGGTTTAATGTGTGAACTTCAGAAAGCGTATAACCTTTTACGATTATATAATAAATAAAAGATTCTGATTCTTTAGCAGCCATTAATCTGTGCTGCCCGTCAATCACTTCCATATTTTCATTAACTAAAATAGGGTTACACTTCATTCCATTAACATTAATTGAGTCAGTTAATCGTCTAACGTGTTGTAAATTTGGAACTCTGTTTCCATCAATTTGTTTAAAAATTGACAAGTTACTTGTTTTGTAAACTTTGTTTACTTCGTTGTGGTTTTGCACTTGGGTACTATTATTCGCCATTGGTGCTTGTGTTAAATTAAACATTATATATTTGTTTTATTGGTTACTAATTAATAATAAACTTTTGCTTTGTAATTCAGTTAAACTAAATTTTGCTGTTAGTTCTTCAACTGTATATTCTCCTTTGCTAATTGCGTCAATAGCTTTTTGAAAACGTGTGTTGTCAATAGATGGTATTTTAGGTTCGTGTTTTACTTGTTCTCCAGAAGCGTCTGTGTCTTTGTCCGTAACTAAACCAAGCATCGAACTTAATGCGTAACGTCTTAAATAAGTAATTGCACTTCCTAAAACTTGAAACTCGTTCATTCCTTTTAAAATTACTCCCTGTGGAATATCAATTTTACTTTCGATACTTTCTGCGCTTTCAACGTGAAATAAACAAGTTGCAATTTGTGTTCCGTTAATTAGTTGTGTAAACCCTAATCCGTGTTTTTTTAGTAGCGGGTTTATTACTTCAAAGATTTTCGGTAAATCTGCATAAGTGTAACCGTAACCTTGTGTTGCTTTGTGAATAACAGGAACTTCTTGTTGGAACGCTGCTAAACTTTTAAATAAATGTTTCATAGTTTTTGTTTTAAATTATTTGTTGTTATAAGTATTGCACATTGCAATAAATCTTTTTCTTGGTAATTTTCTAAATTGCTCGTAAGTTAAACCGTTTGCTTGTGCAATTAATACCATTTTTGCGTTTAATTCTGCGATTGTTTTCATAGTTTTTGTTTTTAATTATATACAAATATACAAATACTTATTTAATAAACAACTATTTTTAATAAATATCTTCAAAAAAAATTGTTATCGGCAGTAAAACACCTTTGCTTGTGTTATTGTCACCGCCTAAAACATCTCGGTTTGTTCCTATCCATTTACGGCAATGTTCTTTTAATTTGTCCGTTTTTATAATTACGCAGTGAACATCGCTGAACCAAAAACAATAATAGTCGGCTTCGCTTGTTGCTATTCCTGAAGGTTTGCCCCTACTTTCATATTCTACAAAAACGTTTTTAGTTTCTAAACAACGAAAGTCGCGTTTAACTTCTACTTTTTTTTGCAGTAAGTTTCCAAGTTCTTTTTCATAAACTTGTCCTACTTCTAAATCGTGTTTAAAGTCGTTGTTATAATTCATTTTAGTTTTTGTTTATTCCTTGTGTCCACCTTCCTAATTTTACTGAATGTAAACAATTTTCACTTTGAGTACACCATTCCAAATTTTTAATTGAATTATCTTTTTTATTACAATTAATATGATTAATAACTTTTTTATTATTTGGATTAGGAATAAATGCTTCTGCTATAATTCTATGAAGCATAACTCTTTTAGAAACTCCTTTATTTGATAATTTTATTCTTAAATATCCTTTACCATTATCAAGTGGTTTAAGATAATAATCACCTTGATATTTAAAGTTGCATAAATGATTTTTACCAACTCTTTTAATTCTTCCT